CGTATTGGGTGGCGTTCAGGTCGCCCCAGTCCTCCGTCGCTTTCGTGAGGGCGTCTGTGTCATAAGTGACGCTGTCCTGCCCCAGCTTGGCCGAGGCCACCACCCCCACCAGCGCCCCGGTGGCCGCGGCCTGCCCGGGCGTCTCGCTGGAGGGCGCGTAGGTTTTCAGGTAGAGCGTGGCATAGTGGGCCGTATACAGCCCTGCGGCGTACCGCCATCCGTCCAGCCACTTGTCCGGCTGGATGGCAGCATTGGCCTGCCGGATGAACTCATCCAGCATGGTCCTGGGCAGCAAGCTCTCCCCCAACCCGGTAAAGAACTGCGGGAAATCCTCCTGGAATTGCTCTGCCGTGTAATTCCCCGCGCTGTTGCCAAGGTTGGCCGCCGCGGCCCGCACACCGTAAAATTGCGGCTGGCCCCAGTAGAACATGGCTCCCGCCTCCTATTCCTCGGTGGTCTCCGCGCCCCGTCGGGTCTTTACCTTTTTCTCCGCCGCTTTCTGTCCCTCCCTGTCGGAAGTACCGGAGGGCACAACTTTTCCATCTCTGACAAGGGCCCGGAAATAGTCCGTCTCAGCCGCCCAGCCGGGCACAGTCTCCATCATGCCAGCCCGCAGCCGGACGGCAGCAGAGCCGTCCGGGGCGGGAATGACAATGTTCCGTTTGCTCAGTACAAACATGCGCGCCCTCCTCAGATGCCGTCCACGTACAGGATAGAGGTGGGGTAGAAGAGCTGCACCTCGGAGAGGTTGGCCATGTAGGCGGTGTCGTAGCACGCATTGGCCACGTTAGGGGCGGACATGATGCGGCTCATGGGCACCAGCTCGTCCATCTTGACGAAGCGCTCGTGGTTCACATAGACCACCATCCGGTCCTTGTCCCCGGTACCCGCGCCCTTGCACCACCGGGTGGCCCCGATGAAGAGGGAGCCGCCGTTCTTGGCCGCCGCGTTGTTCTTCAGCAGGAAGTCATAGATGGTCTCGGTGGCCAGGTCGGTAACCATAGTGGTGAGGATGTAGTTGTACTGCTCATAGGGAATGAGGATGTGGTTGGGCACAGCAGTCTCGTCGTACTCGTTTGCGGCCCACACAGAGGTAATGGCGTCGTTCACGTCCTTGAGGATTTCCTGGGGGGTCTTGGTGGCCCAGGCGGCGGTGCCCTTTGCGCCGTTGACGGCGGTGGTCTCGGTGGCGTCTGGGTTGTTGACCAAGCCGGTGGTCCCGTAGTCCCCGATACCCACATAACCATTGGCGTCCATGTGCTTGTCGTAGGCAATTCTCACGCCGTCCTGGAGCAGGTTGTCCAGGCTGCGGCCGATGTAGTTGGCCCGCTGCATATCCTGGAACATCACCCGCAGGGCGGCGGCGAACACGTGGGCCTTGTATACCCCCTTGTCCACACTGGCCTGCACCACGGGAATGCCGTTGGCGCCGCCGGCCGTCACGGGGCTGTTGACCGCGCCGCCGGTGATACCATAGGCCACGCTCATGGCGGACACGTAGTCCACCCAGCCGCCGCCGGTCTGGATTACGATGTCCCTGGGATAGGTAAAGCTGGTCAGTGGCTTGCGGATCAGGGGGTCGCGCTTCTCCAGCTCACTCACTAGAAAGGCGCCCCCAGAGGCGATGCCGTCGGCGTCCATGACGGGCACGCCGCCCACGGGGGCGGGACCGGCCGCCTTGGGGGTAAACACCCCCGCATTGTAGGTTCCTACATTCTGAAAGCTCATTCTATGTCCCTCCTATCAGGCGTTGTTCATGGTCAGGATACGCAGCTCCGCGACACCGTTGGCATCGGCGGGCCCTGCCCACTGGCAATTGGTGAGCTGCACCACCTTGCCGCTGTCGTCCTCTGCCTCAAAGCCTCCCACAGCGGCGGTGGAAAAGCTGCCGTTAGCGGTGATGCGGACATAGACCGCGCCGCCCAGAGCGGGAGTGCCGCGCTGGCACTTCACATTGATGGCCCCGCGCTGGAAGACGCTCACCGGCTCGCCAGGGGCATACTGGCCCTGACTCTGGTCTAGATAGGTGAGCGCGCTCTTGATCTCAGCTCCAGCCACGCCCACAAACTGGGCCGCGGTTGCGGCTGCTCCCATGGGGACTACCTCTGCTCCGTCGTATTTCAGCGGCGTGCCGAAGGGAATGGGCGCGCCGCCTCCGGCGGGGCGCGTGTTTACAATCATGTCAGGCTGCCGGGCGTAACAGCCCGCAAACCCGTGGGGCATTTCCTTGCCGATCACCTGGGGGTTGAGTCCCATAATATTCACTCCTTACGATGTAGCCAGCATCCCCGCGGTGCGGAGCGCGGCCAATAGGTTGTTGAAATCCTGCTGCGTGGGGGCTGCGCTCAGGTCCGCAATGGCGGCCATCTGCTTCACGCCTCCGAGGGTGGCTGCGGCGGCAGCGGGCAGTGTATACGACGGCCCGGCCGGCCCCTGGTCACCCTTTGACCCTTTGGGGCCTTCCGGTCCTACGGGCCCCTGCGGCCCAGTTTCCCCTTGCGGTCCCGGTTCCCCCTGTGGGCCGGGGTCCCCTTTGGGGCCCTGAGGCCCCGCAGTGCCCTGCGCTGCGGGCACTGGCCCCACATAGGCAATGCGCAGCTCGGCCACGCCATTCCCGTCCGCCGGGCCGCCCCACTGGGCGTTGACCAGCGCCACAGTGTTTTCCCCGTCCGCCTCCGCCTCGAAGTCGCCCGGCTGATAGCCTCCGCTGGCAGTTACCCGGACATAGACTGTTCCATCCACCGCCGGAGCGCCCTTCCGGCACCTTACGTTGATGCACCCTCGCTGGAATACGGAGACTGGTTCTCCCGGGCCGTACCGCCCCTCATTCTGGCTGTAAAACTCGGACGCGGACTTGACCTCCCGGCCGGCCACGCCGATGAACTGGTTTCCGGTGTTTCCAGCCCCCATGGGGATCACCTCGCCCTTCTGCCCCCGTACCAGGGGCATCCCGAAGGGTATGTCCTCCGCTCCGCCCAAAGGGGCGGTGGTGACGATCATATCCGGCTGTCTGGCATAGCTGCCGGAAAAGCCATGGGACATATCCCGGCCAATGGTCTGAGGACGAAGGGGCATCATTCCCCCTCCTTCCCCGCCTTGTGGGGATTACGGGCTGCATAGGCGGCCTGCGCCTCGGCGCAGGCAGTCTCATAGCTGGTGCGCCTGGCCGTGTCGGCGGCCTTCTGTGCGCTGTCCCGGGCGGCCTGAACAATCCCGCTCATCACATCGGGACCCTGGATGGTGGAGAGCAGCGCATCCACCACGCGGGCGCGTTCGGCCCGGTTCTGGATGGCCGCCACAGCGGGGCGCACCTTCTTGAGCAGGGCCACAGCCGCATCCCGTGTACCGGGCTCCATCAACTGGTCCGCCATTTCTTCGGCGGGGATAGTGACCGCCTTCTCCTTCGCCACCGTCTCCTCTCCGGCCAGCTTCTCAATCAGGTCGTCCAGGTCCTCTTCATCGTGGAGGGGCCGCTCTCCCCGGCCTCCCCGGGCCTTCGCCTCCAGCATCTCCAGAATGCGGTCCAGCTTGCTCCCAATGTCGTCGCCCTTGGGGGCGCGCTCCACCATCTCGTCAGAAGCCTGGGCTGCATCACCAGCGGGTTCCGCCTCCGGCGCCTTTGCGGCGGGTTCGGCGTCCAGCGCAGTGGCGACCGTACTCACATCGCGGGTCAACTGCTCCAGCTCCTCCGGTGCAGCGTCATTTGCCGCCAGGCCGAAGAACCGGTAGAGCGCCTCTTTGGTCTCTTTTTTCATTCGTTTCAGTCCTTTCTCCGCCTTTCCGGCGGCGTGGTCTTTTATTGCAACACTGTGGCCCGCCCTGCCTCTCGGCACAACCGCCACGTGATTGCCCACCAGGTTTGTCTGCCGGTATCCGTCCAGGTATGGTTCAAACCTGCAATAATAGCCGCAGGAGACCTCCCTCAGCACGCCGCTTTCCACGTCGGAAGCCAGTCCGGGGTCCTTGATAATCAGGTCGGCCACGGTGTTGTCCCCATCCCGGCGCACATGCTCCAGGTGCCCCTTGGAGTAGGAAGCCTGGTTCTCCGCAGCCAGCATCTCCGCCGGGTGCCCCCTGGTGATGTCCTTTCCCTCCAGGCTGGCCAGCGCCGCCGGAGAGAACACGTCCTCCTCCAGGCGGTAGACGGTCACTGGCCGCTCCGGTTCTCCTTCCAGCCCCAGTTCTCCCGCCGTATACATCTGCGTGCCGGTCCGGTTGATCGGCACATCGTAGCAGATCAGGTATCCCTCCGGCGTCTTGACCAGGTGCTCCGAGATATGGGAGCCATAGTACGCAACCGCCATCAGTCCACCCCCGGCACCATTGCGGCATAGTCCGCGTCCCGGCCGGTCTGCCGGGAGATCAGGGAGGAAATCAGCGCCACATGGTCGGTCTCGTCCTTGTTGATCTCCAGCAGCACCCCCAGATCCTCCCGCGGTGCCAGGGCCATACAGGCCAGATACAGCCGCGTGGCCTCGATCTCCTCGGCCAGTGCCCTTTGCAGCAGTTCCAGATAGGTCATGCCGTCACCTCACTTTGCAAATAAAAAAGGAGCCGGCAGGATTTCTCCTGTCAGCTCCATTCAGCTCTTCCCGCCCACCATTCAGGGCGTGGGAACAATATTCAGTTTCTTGCGGGATACCGTCTGCACCTTGATGGTTCCATCCTTGTCCAGCAGCAACTCCACCCGCAGTCCACGCTTGAGCGCGGCCTCAATGGCCCGTATCACTTGCTCTGTCATTTTCCTTCACTCCAAAATTCCCTGTTCCCTTAGCTGCCGCATGGATTCCCGGTACTTCCTATCCATCTCCTGTTCGGTCGCTTTCCGCTCAATCTCATCATCTGTGATACCATAAACCGTCGCCCAATCTTCGGGAGAATCCCCAATATCGGCATCATAGGCTCCCGGCTCATAGACCTCCACAATTGTGGCGATCCGGCCATCCTTAAGTAAAACAGATTCATATTGCTGATATTTTGCCATTTATATCTTCTCCATATGAGCTGTTACAAAGTGGGTTGTTCCATCCGGTCTGACATTCCAGGCAAGCAGTACATTCGCAGGGCTTCCTTTACGTCCATACAGGACAACCAACTGTTCATAACGCCTTCCATGAACATCCTCCCGTTTGAGTACAGAGGGATACCTGGTTGCTGCATCCAGAATTTCTTCCCGCATCGAAAATGCATCCCCCTTTGGATACCCGTCTCTGCTTTCCGGGTTAAAAAAATACCCTGTAAATTTGGCGTCTGCGGCGCTGGCTTTGTCTGCTCCGGGAAGTGCCCGCTCTGGATGCTCCAAAAGCCCGGCCCTCCTGCGGTAATCCAATCGCCACAGACGGTACCGCTCTCCGTCCTCCCGCTTCTGATGCAGGAAGGTCTCAAATCTCCCGGGCACCCGGTTCCCCAGCGTCACCCGGTAGCGCTCCCACTGGCGGTAATCCGCCAGCCATTGGGCCCGGGCCCGCTCTTTTTTGCGGTAAGCCGCAATCTGGCTCTCCGACCGCGGGTCTCGGCTGAACGGGTTCTTGCGGGGGTTGGAGAAATCCTTTATTTTTTGGATCTCCTCATCTGTCCGGCCCGCCGCCGTCCAGGGCAGCAGCACATGGAGGCAGTTGGGGTGGATGTTGAGCCAGGTGTTGGCCAGTGTGTCCGGCCCCGCCGGGTCTACCTTCCCGAACGCCGCCGCCAGGGGCGGGAAGTCCGGGTCTGTGCCGCTACGGGAGTATACCCGGCCCTCGTAGGGCGCGCACAGCGCACAGGTGGTGCCGTGGCTGGATATCATGTATAGGTCGTGCTCCGGGTCCGCGGTGAGCACCGCCAGCACCTCCGCCTGCCGGGAGGTGGTGCGGGAGACCATCGTGCAGTAAGTATGCAGGCTCCAGTCCCGGCCCGCCTTGTCAGTAAAGGCCCGGACGCCCTCCCGCCGGAGCGCCTGCACAAAGGAGGGCACCGAGGCGTTCACGCCGCGTCCTGCGGCCTGCTGCGCCGCCACCTGTTCCAGCCCTACCCGGCGGTATACGTCCGGCTCCACGCGGCCAAACAGGGCGGATTGCAGGGTAGCCATCACAGTCATGGAGGCGTCGGTTATCTCCCCCATCAAGTTTGCCGCCAGCCGGTCCACAATGGCGTGCTGCTCACCCGTGAGCACGGCCGCGTTGGCGTAGCCTGCGGCGTGCTTGGCCGCCGTCTCCGGCACCTCCAGGGCCTTCCGGGCCTCTGGCACCCGGACATAGAACTGCTTTTCAATCATCTTTGGGACGTATTCCCAGCAGTCTGATTCCATCTGCCGGAGGATGGCCTGCACCCGCTCCAGGGCGGCCACAGCGTGGTAATCCACCAGGCCCTGGGAGCGAAGCCGCCCGATCTCGTTGATGATGGCGGTTTCCGCTCTTAGATAGATGGAGACGAGCGTTTCCAGCTCTTTCTCATTCGGCGCCCGATTCAGCGTTGGCATAGAGTATCACCAGAACTTAGAAAGGACTGTTCCCGCAATCTCACCAGCCGGCCCAAGAAATTCCGTCACTCGCTTCATGGTGGAGTTTTCTTCCAGGTATTCAATGCCCGCAGGAGTGATTTTTAGGCCGCTGGTTTCCTTGAACTGGACAGGGCTCCCAATTCTCCGGACTTCTGCAATCCCCTCGATGTATCCATCTGCCAGCAGATGGGCCAGCATGTAGGTGAAGTATTCCTCGTGGACTGGGAAGTCCTTTGTGTTGGGGGCCAGCAGATTCCAGTCAGGGGCTATATTCTGTTTCAGGCATTTATACAGATAACGCAGGAATTTATTGACTAACACAAAGTAATCGTCTTTCGCCATGCTTATTCCCTCTCGTTGTCTTCCCAAATATCTTCCTGCCCTGGCGGGCAGTCGCCAGTATTATCAGAAAAATAATGATACAGCTCTTGTGTGGTGGCATTCGGATTTCTTTTTATATATTGCATCATTAAATCTTCCACGCCAAATGCTTCTATCGCTTCGACAAACCACTCTAAATCTTCTTCCAAAAAAGATTCAATTCTTGATTCCTCTTCATGGACAAAGGGCCGCAGGGCCGCTATTAACTGATAATGTCCATTCTCCCCCATAATACAAGCGTCACTCCTTCCAGGACTTTTTAACGATCACACTTCCGCTACCATCCGCCTCAAGCCAATACCGCTTGCCCTTATAGCTGACTTGACCTTGTTGTCCCGTTTTGGCTCCCGGATATTTGGTATTGAACTCACCCCGCAGAATACCGAAGGTCTTGGCTGAGACGGTTTTCCCCCGCTTGTTCGCCCTCTTTGACGGCGCGTACTTTGTTTTCCCAATTTTACTATTTCCGCCGCCGCTTGTCCATCTCCCTTTTTTATCCCTTGGCTGGCTAGGCGAATAATCCCATGTCAGCGCGTCCTGCGCGGCCCCCTCAAAAGGGGCGGATATCTCCCCTCCGTACCCCAGCCCTGCCAATGGATCCCGCAGGGCGGTCACATCCTGGTAGGTTTTCCCGGCGTTGGCCGCGATCTCCTCTTCGGAAATACTGTCAAACATCCCGGTCTCGTCCGCCAGCTTCTTGAGCTCCCTCTGAGCCGTGTCCGCCCGGAACAGGCCCGCCTGAAAGGTATCCCGGATGGCCTGGGCCTTTTTCAGCGCGATCTCCGCCACCTCGGCCGCCGTGGGCGTCCACAGGGGCGGGAAAGTGATGTCCAGCCCGTCGGGTACCGCCCCCCAGGCTGACATGGCCAGGACCGGCAGCAGCTTTTCCAGAATGGGCCGAAGCTTGGCCTCCCGCAGCGTGTCCACGTAGTCATAGTAGTTCCGAAGGTCGCTCTCCCCGGTGGCGTTCATCCCCGCCGGGGAGCGTCCGAACAGCTTGGTCACCGGAATCCGGGACGCGCCGGACAGGTCGAGGCACATGGAGTCGTAGACCTCCTGGAGCCCGGTGAAGGTGTACTGGGTATTCTTAATCTGGTCGCCCCGGTTGACCAACTGCATGCCGAAATTGGACTTCATCACGCTTTGGGCCTGCATCACGTTCCAGAACCGCCTCTGCTGCTCCCCGGACGTAACGGAAAAGAGCTGGTCCAGGTTCTGCACCTCCATGGTGTCCACGTTGGCCCGGAAGGTGAGCGCGGCCATGTTGGCGGCCACGTTGTCATGCTTAACCACATCATTGTATAGGGCCTCCACCTCGGACTCTCCCCAGTACAGCTCCGCCACCCGCTCCAGGAAGGGCAGGTCGCGGCCGGTGAACCGCACCAGCCTTGAGTGGTGCACCTTCGCCACCGTGTTCCCCCTGGCGTCGGTGATGGAGTAATAGGCGGGCACCGGCTCTCCGCCCTCGAATACCAGCTCCATACAGGGTACCACGCCCTGCCAGCGGTCGAGTATGTAAAGCCCTTGGAAGGTACCGGGGTAAATGCTCTCCAGCTCCAGCGGCTGGCCCAGCATCCCCTCCTGTCCTCGAATCATGATAAGTCCGGCGGCGCCGCCGTACAGCCTGCCCCACCGCAGTCCCTCGTTGACCCGCTCCCGGAGCGCCGTCACGCGCTGAACGCGATCCAGTTCCTTCAGGTGCTCCGGCCCCACCGCTCCGGCGGGAGCGAACCACTTCTTTGTCATGTCGTCCGGGATGATGCCCACCACGTTCTGTACTACCCAGTTGTCCCGGTAGAGGGAGTTGAGCAGGGCGTAGTTGTCCGTCATCCGGGTCAGCGGATACTCTGTGGCCTCCAGCGGCGACTGGGAGCCATAGCCCAGCCGGAACAGCGGGTTGGAAAATGCGTCTTGTACGCTCACCGCCTCGGTATTTGGTTGTGCGCCCCTGGGGCGGCTTTTATTGCGTCTGGACACTTACTCGAACCTCCAGTCCGGCAGTGAATTGATGTAATAGCGCAGGGCGTCCGGCCCGTGGTCCCGCTCCTTCAGGGGCTTCTCATCCCCCCGCTGGCCCGCCTTCTCGTCCCACAAATAGGTGCCCAGTTCGTCCAGCAGGCCGGCACAGGCTTCACTGACCAGAATTTTTCTGCGGTGAAACAGGCTTCCGGTCTTGCGTATGCCATCCAGCACCTCATTTTCCGCCGGGATGACATACACCCCCCGCCGCCTCAGTTCCTCGATAAACGAGGCCGCCGAGGGATCTACGATCACCGCGCACCATTCCCTGCCCAGAAAGTCCAGAAGGTCGTCGGCATACTCCTGGTCGGTCTTCTGCCGGCGCTCCTTCCGGCTGTCCCAGCGGTACTCCCTGTCCACCCGGATCACTCCATCGTGGTCATAGATGTCCAGAAACACCGTAGGGTTGGCGGTACCGTAGTCACAGGCCACGGTTCTCTGGGAAACCCATTCCAGATCCACCGGGCGTTCCTGCGT